GATGGCGATGCAGTTCCAACACCAAATCCAACACTTGTTGCTCCAAATGCTACTGTATGAGAACTACCACCTCTATAGAAAACAAAATCATTTGCTACAGCTGATATTAATGGTTTAGCTGTGCCACTTGTATTATCACAAAGTTCTATACCACCATAAGTATCAGTAGATTCAAATCTAGCAAGTTGATTGTCACTAGAAACTATATGTAATTTTCTTGATGGCGATGAAGTACCAATACCTAATCCAGTAGAATTTATTCTCATCACTTCTGAACCTGCTACTTGATTTGAAAAAGCTAAAGCATCACTAGAAGCAGATATATTGTATGAAGCTGTAGCACTTCCTGTTCTTTGTAATTTTAATTGTGAATTACTAGAACTTGCTGATATGTGAAGCAAGTGGTCTGGTGATATAGTATTTATACCAACATTACCAGTACCATCAACAGTTAATCTAGCATTATTATCTGTTCCTAAAATTAAATTTTTAGATGTAAGATTATATATGTAGTTAGAATTATTTGCTGAGTTAATTGTAATTGCACCAGAACTAGATGCATCTGTTCTATCTATTTTTAAAGTTTGTGTTCCTGTTCCAGATATTTCTATTTGTTCTGATGGATTTGAAGTTCCGATACCAATTTTTCCGTCTGATGTGATACGCATTTTTTCAGAACCTTGTCTTTTAAAAACCATTGTAGCACCGGGATTCCATGAACTTGTACTATCTGTATCAAAATATGGACTAGCATAAGCATCCATATAAAGAGAAAGAAAAGGTGTTCCATTGTACGACCATTGTTGATGTTGGTTTGCTGTGTTATAATAATTACCAGTGCTATTTATTTCAAGTTTTGCACCCGGTGTAGTTGTGTTTAAACCAACTCTTTCCGAACTATCTATAGTTATAGCAGTAGCATCAGCATTATCATCTATACCTTTAGATTGAAAATTTAATACTGGTATGTTTGCTTTATCTCTTGCGTTAGTCATTTAATTATAAATCCTCTTGTTCAGCTTTAAAAGTTGCATAAGCATCTTTAACATCTTGTGTCCAGACTGCATTACATACTGCTTGAACCTCTGAGTGTTCATTAGATATATCTGCATCTGGCATCAAAGCATGTCTATGATACTTTCTTGATAATTCTTCAGCATCTTCCATAATTACAGTATCGGTTCTTACTTGAACTGATTTGTATTTTCCGACCACTTCGATTTTACCAATCTGTGTCTCTTTAGTTATTGCCATGTGTTGTCTCCTATTGTTGTTGTTAAGTTGCTTGATAGTTAAATGTTATTTGCATTGCTCCACCATTTCTGTTCATTGAGCCATGTATAGATGTAATAAATGCTCTAAAACCATTATCTGACATTGGTTGTATGGTAACACCTGCACTATTATTTGCGTTATAAGCAAAAGTACCACCAGTACCTCCATAATTACCACTAGATTTTTGAGCAAAAGGTATTCCACCATTAATTCTTATTTTATCTCCAACTGCTAAAGTTCCTGAACTTGCTCCAAAACCAAGTTGAACATTTAATGAAACAAAATTTCCTATTTTTGTATAAGTTGCATGAGAAATACTTATAGTACCAGAAAAACCAACAGTTTCACTAAAGTTAAATGAAGGCGACCAAGTTCCTTCTTCGTAATCGTCTAATTTGTTTGCTGTGCCTGTGCCACCAATGAAAGCACCTCCACCAAGATAGATGTCTTTAAATTTTAAATTTGGAGAACCAAAATCAACAGTATTGTCATTTACTACACCAGAATTATTAGTAGCAAATATAGAACTATCACCAAACCTTAAACCAGAATGATTAGACGCAGAAGAAAATATACATAAATCATTACTTATTGCTGATATACTACCAACTGATGTTCCATCTTTTCTAAATTGAACAATATCTCCATCAGAACTTAATCTATTTAACAATGCTGAATAGTTGCCACTAACTGTTGCAATTAAACGACCATCTGATTTAAATTCTGCTCCTGCTGAACCTATACCTGTAGTAGTTTTACCCACCAAGAAATTTCCATTTGCATCAAGCCTAACTTTTTCTCCACCAGATGTTGCAAACGTCATAGCATCAGTATCATGTCTATAATTTACTTGACCTCTATAACTTCCTGTTCCTGTTCCATCTGCAAAATGAATTGCTCCTGTATGAGATGTTCCAGTATAAATAGTTAATCCTTGATGTGTTGAACCATTACCAACTAATAAAGGTAAACCACCTGCATCAAAACCAGATGAACTTGTAGTTCCTACCAATAAATTTCCAGTCATTGAAAGATTAGTAATGCCTGTATAAGCACCAGTAATTCTAGCATCTGGTACTGTACCACTTGATAGATTTGATGCGTTCATTGAAGCAATATTAAACGTACCAAAAGTTATAATATCTACGACATCACCATTTGTTAAAGCTGAAGCAAAAACAACAGAGTTACCACTTGTTACAGTAACGTCTGTTCCATTTACCATCTTAATTCCATTTAGGAAAACGTCTATAAATCCTGCGTCATAAGAAAGTGATTTTGAATTATCATCATTACCAGAAATAGTTGTAGGTGTACCAGATATTGTATACTTAAATCTTTCTGAAGTTCCATTTACTGAAGAACCTGCATTTACCCAACCAGTTGATGAGTAAACTTTTAATTGGTTTGAACCTGTATCAAAATATAAATCTCCTAAATCTAATGCTGAACCATCTGGGTCTTGCGTTGGTGCTGAACCTGATGCACCTAGATAAGTGTTTGCAAAACTGTTTACTGAAGCTAGGTTTGTTGCAACAGAATTTACTGAAGCAATAGAACCACCAACATTATTAACATTGGCGATTGCTCCACCTACTGCGTTAACATTGGTTGCGTTAGAATTTACTGTATTAATAGCAGTAGACATACCTGCAACTGTAGTTACATTTGAAGCAATATTTTCTACTGCTGATACATCACTAGAAATTCCTGCAACTGTTGTAACGTCTGAAGATACACCTGCTACTGTAGAAATATTTGAGTTGTTACCTGCAACAGTATTAATGTTTGTAGCGTTAGAATTTACTGCATTAATATTTGATGAATTAGAGTTAACATTAGAAACAGCAGTTGAGATACCTGCAACGCTTGTAACGTTACTAGAAATACCTGCTACTGTTGTAACATTAGCTTTAATATTTTCTACTGCTTGAACATCGCTAGAAATTCCTGCAACAGCAGTTACGTCACCAGAAATACCTGCAACTGTTGACACATTAGAATTGTTACCTGCTACTGTAGTTACGTTGCTAGATATTCCTGCTACTGTATTTACGTTGGCTATATTATTTCCAACATTATTTACGTTAGTTATTGCTCCTGCAACTGTGTCTATTTCTGAGCTAGTTTCATTTAAGTCATCAGCTACAGTCTCAACTTCTGAAACTGCTTCCGCTAAATCATTAGCTACTGTAATAACTTTTGCAATATCTGTAGCAACAGTATTTACTGAACCAATATTGGTAGCTACTGTATTTATGTTTGTAGCGTTAGATACTGCTGAGTTAATATTTGAAGCATTATTGTTTACTGCAATAATATTAGCTATGTTAGCGTTAATTGTCGTTAAAGCTGTTTTGTTTGCTGTTGTTAAAAAAGTATTTTCTAAATAGTTTTTAGTAGCTAAATCTTGTGCATTTACTGGGTCTGCTACATTTGTAATTCTTTTGTTTGTAGCATCATATTGAAAGTTTACATTTGAAATTTTGATAACGTCATTAGCATCATCAATGGCTTCTTGACCCATAAAGAATGCTTGTTCACTATCTGTATCTAAATCATTTTCAGTCAATACTGAACCAGACGCATAGTCTGTTAATCTAGTAGTTTGTGATGTAGTTCTTCTAATCTCAATCGCCACATTTGAAGCAGGTGGTGAGTTAAACGTAAGGGTAGTTCCTGCGGCATTTAGGGTAAAAGCTGTAGTTGCCACCCCTGCCAAAGTAACTGTTAAATCATTTGTACTTATGTAGCTAAAAGGTATTGAGTAAGCTGTTGTACTGTTATTTCCTGTATAACGTACAAAACTATTTGCCATGTGTGATTTTCCTTATGTTTTTGATTAGGTTTTACTAAAAGTGCAGGTTTATTGATTAGCTAGGGTCTCTAACGATTTATAATGTTCGTTGTATTTTTGAGCTTTATTTTGAAATAGAGCTTTTCTTCGTTCAGCAAACTCAGGGAACTCTTTTATCATTTGTCTTTTTGCAAATCTGTCAATCTTATGTACAAAATCTATAATAACTTGAGCTTGTTCGTCTTTACCATTAATAGTACCTGATGGGTGGCGATAGATAGGACTATTAGGGTCTAATATCATTTTCTCTACATATTCAGCTAAAGTAAATTGTTTACCTGTAAATGAAGATTTATTAACAACAATAACACCATTAGCATCTACTGCTGTATTATTTTTAATTTCAAGCATTCTATCGTAAGCTGTTTGGTTTTTATCATTTCTTAAATCTTTTAAATTTATAGATGTATTATCACCCTTAACTCTAATACTTATTTGTGGGTGATTATATTTAAAATCTCTTTCTCTAATAAATTGTGCTGTTTTTGTATTTTTAAAATTAGTCATAGCAAATGGTGAAGACCATAGACCACTTTCACCTCCTAATCCAAATAACCAACCATTCTTTCTATTTATCTTTTCACCAAACATATTACGTTTAGGCATTACTGCTGTTTTACTATCAAATGGATTTAGTGTTAATAATCTGTCTGATAATGTGTATAGTTCTCTTTCCCACTCATCATTAACTCTATCTACATATCTTAAACCACCTGACAATGGAAATGCTTTATAAGCAAATTGAGATAAAACTTGTGTACCAAATCTTTCTGGTTTTCTTGAAAACATAATGTCATCTGAAGTCATCATGTGTATTACTTCTAAAAGATTTTTTGTGTAAAATTTAGATGTAATGTTTCTTGTAAGTGTAGCTACTACACCCATGATAAGCTCTGTAGTATCTTTTTCTACTACTGGGTCTAAGTCATCTGTAGTTTCTAAATGTTTGTTTAACAATGAAATAACATCTGCCGCAATAAAGAATGGCATCATTATTGGGTCTAATCTGTTTAATGAAATATATCTACCATCATCTGTTTTGTATGAATATGGTTGTTCACCAGTGTTAGCTTCTTTGTCTTTTTGTTTTTTATAATTAATATCTCCACCGCCTGTAATTTTACCAGACATAGCTAAATAAACAGCACTGCCCCACAAAGCCCAACCCATTTGTATTCTTGCTTTTGCTTCTGCCGCCGCTTCTGGGTTAATGTAATCTTTTTTTCTAAATGGATTTAATCCTCTACCAATTTCACTTCTAAACTTACCACTACCTAATTTCTTTTCTGCTAACATGTGAGCCATTTGAAATTGAAATCTACCTAAGAAAGGTAAATGTTGTGCTGACCATCTTAATAAGTTTGATGGTGTATTAACAAAGTGTAAACCTAGTAATCTTAATGACTTATGTTTTGTAGCAATTCTTAAAAGACTACCAGTAAGTTTATCATCAAGTGCTTTTGTGTTTGGATTTATTTGACCAACGTGTTGTGTGTATGAACCTTCTTGTGCATAATATAAAGGTGAGTTTAATCTAGCATCTACAGTTTTATCTATTT